GGTGCTAAGGACGACTGGGTTCGCAACATGGGCGACACCAAGATGAACCAGTGGCTCGATAAGATCGACACCGGTTTGAACAAGACCGCTAAGGGTGTGCTCGACTACACCGGCATGACTCCACTCATGATCCAGCAAAAGCGTATCCACGCGATTGCCTTGGTCAACCACTTCGTCAACCAGGCGAACGGGAAGATCAGCTCTACGTTCCTCACAAAGGAGCGTCTGGCATGGATGGGATTGGATGAAGCCGCCTCAGCTCGCTTGATGGACAACCTCAAGAAGTACTCCAAAGAAAACCAAGGAGAGTTCTCGAAGTCCCACAAGCTCGATGTGGCCACATGGGTAAAGGAAGATCCTGAGTCTCACTCAGCTTTCATGAACGCGATCCACCGCGAGTCTCGCAGGGTCATTCAGGAAAACGATCTGGGTTCGATGATACCCCTTATGGGTACGACATTGGGCAAGACCGTGTTCCAGTTCATGAACTTCTCGATGCACGGGTGGAACAAGTCCCTCATGTTTGCTGCCAACCATAAGGACTGGACGACTCTGTCTACGGTCCTGCATGGCAGTATGCTGGCCTCCATGGCTTACATGGGCCGCACCATGCTGGGGTCTATGGGTCAGGACGAAGCAAAGCGTCAGGAGTACTTGGACAAGCGCATGGCCCCGAGCCAGATCATTGCCAACTCGTTTGGCCGTATCGCTCAGGCATCCATGTTGCCCAACCTCTACGACACCTTGTCGCCTTACCCGCTGTTCAACGGTATGAGAACCACTTCGGATCTCTCTAGTCTGGCATCAAACCCAACCTACCAGGCCATCAACGGTGTTCTGTCCCTGAAGAAGATTGTCCGCAATGGCACTTCTGATGAGTACCAAACGACATCGAAGGACGTGCAAGCGTGGGGCAAATTGCTGCCCCTCAACAACGTCTTCCCGATGAGCACCTTGCTCAACTCAATTGCGAACGATTATCCGACCACGGAAAAAGAACGCTAACCTAATCCCCTAGGGTAACACCTAGGGGTTTCTTTTGGAGAATTTAGTGGCTTACAGTTACGTCCGGTACACCGGAAACGGCACAACTGCCAGTTACACCTTTCCATTTCAGTACATTAGTCCAGACCACGTTCAGGTTCGCGTTGATGGCGAGACGGCAATCTTCAGTTTTCTGAATGCAAACACCGTCACGATCAGCCCAACCCCCGCTCTCGACTCCGTTGTTGAAATCAAAAGGGTGACACCTAAGGACAACGTCCCAGTGAACTTCACTGACGGCTCTGTCCTCTTAGAGCGAGACCTCGATCTGCTCGCTACGTTCGACTTGTATATCGCCCAGGAAGCTGCTGATGCCGTGGCTGACACCATTAGCGTGGACTCGTTGGGCCGTTGGGATGCTCAGGGTAAACGCCTGGGTAACCTGGCTCCTGCTGTAGCTGCTGATGAGGCAGTGATCAAAGGGACGCTGGATTATGAATATCCTGCGGTTGCCGTGGTTGCTTCTAACAAAGAGAACATCACCATTGTTGGTTCGGATCTTGGAGCTGCTACCGCTGGCAACACGGATCTTGGTTCTATCACCGAAGCTGTAGATACATCCCCTGCCTCTGGCACCTCTCGCATCATTATTGTGGCTGAGAACATAGATGATGTGATCTCCGTGGCTGACAATATGGCCGATGTCCAAGGTGCCGTGACTTCAGCCACGAATGCTGCTGCCTCAGCCACTGCTGCTGCTGGTTCTGCGACTGCTGCTGCATCCTCAGCGACCGCTGCAGGTTCATCTGCCGCTGCTGCTCTGGCTTCTCAGACTGCTGCCGCTACGTCTGCCACGGAAGCTGCCACAAGCGCCTCCTCAGCGACCACTTCGGCTGCATCTGCGACCTCTCAGGCCAACGCTGCGTCAAGTTCTGCGACTTCGGCTGCGACTTCAGCGAGCAATGCAGGATCTTCAGCCACAAACGCTGCAAGCTCCGCCTCAAGCGCCTCTGCGTCTGCTACATCGGCTGCATCTTCGGCCAACACAGCGACCACTCAGGCAACAAATGCGTCTAATTCTGCGACTTCGGCTGCAGGATCGGCCACGGCTGCTGCTTCAAGTGCAACTGCTGCTGCTGCTTCGGAGTCTTCGGTAGCTGCTAACGCTTCTGCCGCTGCTGGATCGGCCACGGCTGCTGCTGGATCTGCCTCTACGGCATCTACGGCTGCAACGACAGCCACCACTCAGGCAACCAACGCTGCATCCAGCGCAACCTCAGCCTCGACTAGCGCCACAAGTGCTTCGTCTTCGGCCTCTGCTGCCTCTGTGTCCGCCTCTGACGCTGCTGCCAGTGCTGCCTCTGCGGCTGCTCTGCTGGATAACTTCGATGACCGCTACCTGGGTCCTAAGAGTTCAGCCCCAACGCTAGACAATGACGGCAACACACTGGTCATTGGTGCCCTGTACTTCGATACGACCTCCGGCAAGATGCGTGTCTACACAGCTTCGGGCTGGGTGGATGCTTCTGCTGCTTCTCAAGCTGCACTGACGGTCTACAAGTTTGTCGCTACGGCTGGCCAGACGACCTTCAGTGGCGCTGATGCCAACGGGCTGACACTAGCCTACCTGGCTGGAGGCATTGTCGTTTCACTCAACGGTCCTGTGATCGTGGGTGGAGGCGATGACTACACGGCCAGCAACGGGACATCCATTGTTCTTACTTCTGGTGCAACCGCAGGGGACACACTGGAGGTCTATGCCTTCAGCAGCTTCTCGATTGCCAGCCTGAACGGGTCAGCGATTACTGACAATACCGTCACTGTTGACAAATTAACTGATATTGATCTTGGAGTTCTTCCGTAATGGCAAAACAATTGAAACTACGCCGTGGTACTACGGCTCAACATAGTACATTCACGGGGGCCTCGGGAGAGGTGACTGTGGATACCGACAAAAAGACGCTTGTGGTCCACGATGGTACGACTGCTGGTGGTACCCCTGTGTTGTCTGCTGCTGCAGGTGCTGTTGGAACCGCTAACATTGCCAATAACAGTGTAACTGCAGCAAAGCTGGCATCGGGCGCAGCTAGAGCAAACTTTGGCGCTGGTGCTGTGTTGCAGGTTGTAAGCGTTGAGTATGGCACATCTATGTCAACAAGCTCGACAACGGCTGTTGATACAGGTCTGTCTGCATCAATTACCCCAACAAGCGCAACAAGCAAAATCCTTGTGTTGGTAAGTCAATCAATCACGCCTCCAACAGTAGGGTCTAACTCGTACGGCGTTGTTCAGATTGTAAGGAATTCATCTCTTATTGCAGCAGACAATAGGGTCAACAACAATACTCAATTTCTCCATACAACTTGGAGCTATTGTATTCTTGATTCCCCTGCAACAACTTCAGCGACAACTTACAAAACAAGAATTTCAACAGGTAATGCTGGATATGCTATTGAAGCTCAGCATGCCAACTTGCGCCCATCTCAAATTACTCTAATGGAGATTGCAGCATGACGAAGCACCAATCAATTTATAAGCTGTATCCTAACGTTGTCACCATTCGTGGTGATGAGGCGTTTGATGCTGACGGCAACCCTGTAGCCTATGACGAAGCTGCGGTGCAGGCGAAGATGGATGCGACTGCGTACATCGAACAACGCGCTACTGAATACCCCCCAATCACCGACTACCTCGATGGTGTCGTGAAGGGTGACCAAGCGCAGATCGACAAGTACATCGCTGACTGCCAAGCGGTGAAGGCCAAGTACCCGAAGCATGAGTCCCAGATGTCACCAGCAGACAGCGTCACGTTTGAAACAATCGAACTAGATGCAAACAAGGAGTACTTGTTGTTGAAAGTGGCGTGTGGTCAAACAGGCGCGTCCGTGCTTATCAACGTGGATGACGCTTACGGCAACAACCAACAAGCCGAGGGTGTTCTTGACGACACGGGCGTGTTCGGATTCTTAGCCGCTATGGGTGAAATGCAAGATGGCCCTCTTGACTTGACTGTTGTTGTGTTCGGAGAACAAGGCGACATTCAGGCGCAAGCAACTTTTGAGCTAGCAAGGGAGGTGTATGAGTAATGCACGTTCCCTCGCAAACCTCCTGACCAGCGGAAAGATCTACGGCACCAAACTCATGGCCGCTGCAGATCTCCCTGTGCTCACCGTTACAGCCTCCAATACCGCAACCG